GGTTCATGTCATTAACATGGTCTCCAGTGATAGCGTGTAAACTAAGCTGATAGACTGCTTTGAGAGTCAAATTGATCTCTTTTTGCATTTTAGCGTTTTCTTGCTTTATTTCATCAAGCTTCTTGTCTAGCTTATCTTCTACATCCTTAGCTGGCTTATCGTGAATAGCTTTAGCTTTAGTTATCATTTCATAAAGTCCAAATACTATAGCACCAGCTGCAATGACTTGTTCTAGAGTAATGCTTCCCATTTTTATCTCCTTTCATCTATTCAGCTTTAAAGAACTCGCAATCAGTTATTCCACCGATCCAAGCATCTTCACCGATTTTGAACCATGTATAGTCTTTTTGAATCTTAAGATCCAAGACATCATAATATCCAACTTTGCACCATGCCATTTGTTTGGAAGCTACTGTTGGTTCTTTTCTGATTCTTAAACAATCAACTTTAACTTTGATTTGATGTTTCTTAGGATCTCTTTCAGAATGACGAACTGGTTCTTCCCACTTCTTTCCTTTATAGAAAACAACACCATTTACACTGGCAATCCAATAGCCTTCACATTGATACCATGCATATCCATCGTTTTCCACAATTGATTCAACATTATAGTAAACACCTTCACCACACTTACCAACGATGTTATCTTTATTCTTTGTAGTTGGTTCTGTTCTTATTCTTAAATATGATCCTTCAAACTTAGGAACAAAGATTTGATCGTTTTCTTCACAGCGTTCAACTGGATCTATAACGTTAACTTTAGGAAGTGGAATAAAATAACGGAAATAATATGGAGGATTCATCCCCCAGTTACCGTTATTATTGTTTCTTGTCTTAACATAAAAAGCTGTACCTCCATAAGAAGATTCAGCTAGAGTTATGTTATTATCATCGATTATTTTTTCGACTGTAGCTACATGTCCAGCACCATCAGATCCATCACCTATGTTACCTTTTCTCCAACAGATAATAGCACCTAGAGATGGTTTATCTGATAATTCCAAGCCATACTTTTTAGCTCTTTCTGGAAAGTTCTCAGCATTACAGTTTAAAAGTAGAGTATGAATTTGAGGATTCATCTTCATTATTTGTTGCCAGCGCTTATTGTATGTGCAACAAGCTAATCCGACACAATTTGATAGAACTGTTAAATACTTGTGCAATGGAGATCCTTTGCAAGTTACTGCATATCCTCCGTCTTCTTTTCTTATATAGTTCTTATCATCTAGAGCTGGCATTTCTAATAAAGGAACATGCTTATAGTCAGACATAATCTAGCCTTGCCCTTCATCAGAATCTTCGAATTCATTAGGAAGTTCAAATGTTGTTTGTGTTTCCTCTATCTTTTCTACTCTTTTAATTTCGTATTTTTCTTTAATATTGTTTAAACATAGTGTAGCTTGCTTAACCATTAAATAATAAGCAAGCAGTGTGAGAGCTGAAACAACTGTATATTCTGTTCCATTGATTACTGCGATCTTAACATCTGGAATTAATAATCCAGCAAAGAAGAACACTAATACACCTACAAAATAAATAAGATGGTCAATAATGCCATCTTTCAATATTTTGTAATCAAATGTTCCTTCTTTTCTTGTGTTAGATATTTTGAACAGTGTTTGTGCAGCATATGTTGCAGCAATCACTAATACATAGATGATAAATATTTTGATCATAATTTCTCCTTTCAATAAAAAAGGCTACATAATTAGTAGCCTTTATATTTGCTAATATTTTTAATAAGATTAGCTATTAAATTTCGTCCCAGCCATAAACATTAGGTTGCCACACATTATTATCAACGGTACTTACATAATGTTTATTTTCGAATGTAACCTTATCTCCAATCATATAAGCATCACCAGCTCCGATTGGTTGAGACCATTCTGGATATTCTGCTGTTGGATCTCCAATTACTTTCCATAAAGATGGAGAAACATCTGGAGTCCAATCTTCTTGAGAAATATGGCCCATCAAACATTTGTATAATTTGCCATTATAACTGCGAATATCTTTTTCATTGTAACCAATTCCACTTTCCCATCCGAGAAACATTTCAGAATGTTCAGCAGCAGTTACTTCATCAATCATTTCGTTTTCAGCCATTTTTACAAATGCGATCGCATTTGTATCTGCAGTTTTTTTATTATCAGCAGCATTTCTGGCTATATCGTTTTTAATTACGTCTAGCTGATTCATTTGATTTCCTCCATTAAATCTTTAACGTACTTGTCAAATTTGAACAACAACTTTTTATTATTACCATATGAGTAATGGACTCTTTTACCACTGTAAGTTTGATAGAATTGCTTCTTAGTCATTCTTCCTTCTTTCACAAGATAAGCAAGCTTTTTAAGTTCTCTTCTATCGTTCTTAACTTTATCTGGTCTCACATAAGATATAACACCACCGGTTTTATCCAATTTAAAGACAAACCCTAAGAATTCTATTCCTTTAGATAGTGGATATATCTTAGTCTTCTTTTCGTGAAGCTTAAATCCAATACCGTTCAAGTAATTTTCGATTTCGATTTTAATTTTTTCTGGATCCTTCTTATTGTCAAATATCATAATTCCATCATCCATATAACGGTTATAATATTTAACATGATATTTTTCTTTGATCATATGATCTAGTTCATTTAGAACCGTAATACCAGCAATTTGAATTATTTGAGATCCCGGATTAAATCCATAATCTCCTTCAAATGTGTCCAATATTTTACAAGCTAAATTAAAAGGTTCACCATCAACGTATTTTTTGAATACTTTCTTAACCAACTCGTGTGGCATAGTTGGATAATATTTCTTAACATCGAACTGAAACACATATCCTTCATGTCCGTGTTTTCTATAGTATTTATGCAGAAGTATTTTAATTCTGTTCTTTGCTGCCATTGTGCCTTTACCTTTTTGACATGCAAAATTATCGTATATCAAATGTTTAGTACACGATGGATAAAGACAGTTATCATTAAGTGATCTTTGATATACTCTATCTCTGAACGTGATAGATACAATATCTCTTTCTTTTGGAACATACACCTTAAAGAACACTTGAGGTTTTTCTTTATATGTTCCATTATTGAGTTCATCACTCAAATTCATTACTTCTTCTATAGAATTTAAAATGAAATGTGCCACGCTATCTTTCCAAGACACATTCCGCTGACAACGAATCATTGATTGATACAATGAATCGAAGTCTATTATTTCAACAGATTCTTTCATAAGTGTGTAAGATATTAATAATAACAATTACTTCTATCAAAGTAAGTTATATTATCAAACGATTGTTTTCCCATAAGGGTAGGAGAATAAGTTCCTTTTGTGATTTTATTTATGAAGTTTGTAACAACACTATGTGTTGTATTTTTTTACTTCTGCACAAAATCGGAGCGCAACGATTCGAGTTGTTCGCGTTGTTGTTGTTCAAATTGCCATTGTTGTTGTTCGCATACCACACATTGTTCGAATTGCCACGATTGCACGAAGACAAGAACACGTTGGACGTTTGACAACTTATTTCCTATAGCTACTGTATCTTTTACGGTCATTTTGGAACCACACATATATCATCTTTTTGACTTCTATGGTGATTCTAAACCAGTAAGCTACTTTTTTATATCGTAGATGGAATTGCCTATAAGCTAGATCTATTAATGCAAGCATATCAACACACAAATCAAGAGCATTTTGTTGATAATTATGTCTTTTCCAATAATTATAACTACTTGTAACTCTTATATTATTGGCTCTCCAGCAATATAGAAATATATTCAAAGATGTATCAATAAGTCTCTTTCTTAGTTCACCAGTAGCATCATATTCTGGTTTAAAAATATTGTCATTTTGAACAATCATTCTTGTATGAGTTGCAAGTTTTCTTGCTTTTAGATTTACTTGAAAGACTTTCTTTTCCATTTTGCGATCTTTAACTCTTACAGACATAAAGCCTCCTTTCTACAAAATTATACGATATGGGCGCAAAGCGTTGCGCCCATGATAGATTAATAGATTTAGAAAATAAAGAAAAGCGGAGCGCAACGATTCGAGTTGCTCGCGACGTAGCCGTAGTTGCCCAAAACGCCATTGTTGCCGTACGCATACCACACACTGTACGAAACGCCACGATTGCACGAAGACAAGAACACGTAGGACGTATTCTGATTCTCTAAGTTCTTAATACGTCTAGCGCCACAGTTTCCGTTGCCCGGAGCTAATAAAGGATTCTCACTTGTGTTTTTACAAACATATTCCCAGAATGGCAAATATGTTCCGACACCTTCACCAGCCTTATCTGGAGATCCATACATTTCTACTACTGTAGGATTTCTAAATTTAGCATGTAATGTCTTTAAATCACCGCTTCCAGTAACTGAGTTTTCACAGATTTTAAAATCATGATCTAAAACGTATTGAAGATCATCTTCATCTAATCCGTGCATAAATCCATCAATTGAATCTTTTTGAGATGGAGCAGTATCTCCTTCATGAGTTGAGTGCCACCAGTTTCCTCTAGCTTCAGCAGAATTTAAGAATTGTAATTCAGCTGAATATTCTAATAAGTTATTACCATTTTTCAAGATATTATATGTTGTATCTTTGAAGGAATTGTAATACACATGATCATAATCACTATATGGAATTGGATCTCCTTCATCCAAATCTAACAATGAATAAGTTGAACCTAATAATCCATAATAGTAAATTCCAGCTCTAGCATTTGTTTCTGTAGCTTCTTCTTTTTCGGCAGCATCAAATTGCGGAGTATCTGGAATACCGTTATATATTTGCATTGCAACAGCTGGAACAGCTTCTCCAGTTTCGTGATTAATGACATTGTAGAATCCAGCTACTTTAGGCTTTAAGTTGTATTCAACTCCATTAGAAGCTGTCCAATTCATGTTGATTTCATCACCTACAGATAATACTTGTTGTTCTAATCCATATTCAACAAGAGCATGAATATCAGCTACTGTAGATTTACCACCTACTTCAGTAAAAGTTATTGAAGTAGTTGTATCATCAACAATTGCCATTTGTTTAACTTCTGGATTAACATATGGGAAATGATTTACACCAGTAACCTTAACAAGAGCTCCCATTGGTACCATGAAAACAACTGGAACAGTTTCATATGTTTGTTGTCCATATAAATATTCTTGTCCGTCAAACACAAGATATACTTTAATTCCTACACCAGTAGGAATGTTCTCTAATGAACTAATTGCTGAAACAGTCAAGCTCTTCATAGGAACTTTTTTATTCAATTCAGCCATTAAATCTTCTTGATCAGCAATGTTTCCGGTAATAGAACCCCATGCTATACCACCAGAACCACCGCCTTCAAATACTATCCTAGTTCCATCTTTTTTGACAAGCACTAGATTATCATCATCATCTATATAAGCATCTTTTAAATACTCTTCTGGTTCACCACCACCGTGCTCATCACAATATTTTTTTGCTTTGTTATAAGCAGCAATAAAAGTTAAAAAATCCATGTTTAACCTCCTATGCCCATGACCATGTTCCATCAGACTTTAAAAGTCCAACGTCAAGATCAGCTGTTACACAAGTAGATCCAGCTGCAAGAAGTTCTATTTTTCCTAACCCTTGAACATCAGCGTTAGGAATAATTTCGTTCTTACTGTCAGCATAGATATCACATAGTTTCTTGCTGCCTTCAACAAAATTATTTTTTGTTTCTAATACTTTGATTGGCATATTTTTACCTCCTATTTTTTCAAAGTAAAAAGGTTTTATAAACCTTATTAAATTAACCTCTTATATTACATGAAGCAGAACCATCAGCTGTGAATGTATGAACTACAGACAAACTTTGTTCATCATCTTCACTATCGTATCTAACTCCGTCTATTATCCACGTTATTAACCGTGCATGAGGCATTTCTGCATATAATGTAATTTCTTCATTTTTTGGAACATCAACTATAGCAGTTGTACTAGCATCTCTTCCAGCATAACTGAATAATTCATTTCCATCAGCATCTAATAATTGGAAATATGAGAAATACATTCCTCCTATAAGATTTAAACTTAGTTTAATCATTTCTTTAGGAATACCGAAATGAGCTGTAATTGTTGTATTGCTATTGATAGTAATGTTGTCTAGATCTTCAGTGTTATATTTTGTAGATCCAACTGTCCAATATAATGGTTTTTCAAATTTAACACATGTAGCTCTAAAACTATAAGTATTACCAGAAGGAATATAGAACACAAGATCTTCACCGTTTGATGAGTATATTTCATCTTTTTCCCATAATGAATAATTTGAATCAGCGCCTTCGGCTTTAACCGTAACTTTTTTACGGTATTCGGTTGGAGTCCATGATCCCATTTTGCATACTAATTCAATGTTATCGTTAACATAGATGTTGTCGGTTCTTAAAGAATAACCTCCATAAGATATATCACATTCATCTATCAATTCTGTTCCGTTATATACACCATATAATCCCGGTTCCATAGAATACATGTCAAATCCAGCAATTACCAAATATTCTCCAGCAAGCATTTGGAACGTTACTTGTCCGCCTTGCGATATTTGAGCTTTTGGTGGCAATCCATAAGCTTGTGTACCGTTTAAATAAATATTTAGATAAAGTTCTGATTTTCTAGATCCTTCACACCTTATTTTTACATTAACAACTTTTTCTTTTATTCCTAGAGCTTTTCTAGCACATATTAGTCCAGTATTTTCATCAACAGCTAAATAGTAAGCTTGTTTAGATCCATCTAATTTCTTACTCATAAAAAATAGCGTGTCATAGAACCACGCTCCTTCTTTAGTAGCCATTTGTCCAAAAGCTGAACCAGTTCCTTGCGCACCATCGTATAACGATAATGGCATAGTGCCTTGAGGAATACTAAACTGCGTAACTTGGTTAGATGCAATATTATCTGTAATAACAACAACCAAATCAGCTGTTTCATCGATTGCACATTCAAAGAAGTAATTAAGATATCCATCTTCTATACTTCCACTAACTGGAGTTAATACTTCGTTTCCTAAAGAAACTCTAACTGAATTAATTTCATTAGTTCCATCAATCGGAGCACACGATAATTCTAAGTGAAGCTTAGCATATTCTCCCATGCCATCTACTTTTCCAGATGAATCACATCTGGAAACATATGATCTTTGCTGATTGAATGATGGTAATCGATAACCATATACAGTTATCGTTTTTACAACTTCATCAGCTTTTCTATTTCTTCCATCCTTGACGTTTATTTCGAATCTTACTTCATAATCATATTCTGATTCACCGAATATCACAGTTTCAAACTGACTATTATTGATATCAGCATTTAAGATATGTCCCATTTGAGGATATCTACATATAGGTTCTCCAAAATCAATAGTATCGTCTGGATCGTTATGAGTAACTGTAAATGGCAATTTAGCAGAAGATATTCCAGCTACAAATTTTCCATTATATGATCCTTCTAAAGGAATTGGATTTGAAACATTTAGAACTGGTTTATAAGAAGCTGGAACTGGCAACCAAATGTAATACCATCCAAATCTGTGTTTCCAATATTTAGAAAGATAAGGATCCCATTCGTAGCCATCAACTTTGAAACTTATATAAGTTCCGCTCGTTCCTACAATATCATTGTAAAAAGATTTTGGAATTGTAAATGTAAATGATGTTCTTGATGATTTTTCAGCTACAACTTCGTATAATCCAAAATCTAAACTATCAACAATTACGTCATAGGCCTCAGAATCAAATCCACTTAAATTAATGGTCAATATTACTCCAGCTTGAATTTTATTTTCAACATCATCAATGATTTGATTTTTAACAACATTAATCGTAGTAATATATGCCATTATTATTCACCGTAATCCTTTCTTATAAAGTTCAAGGATTTATTTCCATTAGCTGTTTGTATATGCCATCCATTTGTAATGTAATCAGATGCATAGAAGCCATCTACTCTGGCATATGCTGATCTAACACCTTCCGCATAGATATCCATACCAGCCTCTGTAATTTTTGTGTATGAACCTTCTGTTCCTTGAGAAATGTAAACACCATCAGCTTGAACTTTAAGAGCTGTTTTTAAATTCAAAAGCGTTTCTGAATTTTCTCCAGTCTTTTGTTCAATTTTTGATACACTCAATGCTATTTCATCGGCATTTTGTATTATTTCAGAGATTCTAGTATCTAAAACATCTAGACCTCCTTTATTAGTGTCAGATCTTTGAGATAGTTCAGTTATTTGTTGCATTATCTGATTAATCTCACGATCAACCAATATCTGAATTCTTTTCAGCTTTACAACTAAATTACTAGCGGCTTCTGTTTCTTCTTGTTTGCAACTTTGTATATTGAGGTCATATCCTCCAATCCATCCTTGCTGGTATTCCCAGTCAATAGTAGCTAATGTTGGATAGGATCCAATTGTAATAGTTTGACAAGCTAAAACATTTTCTAGAACTGGACATTTTTCAACCTCAACGTTGTAAAATACCAATCCATTTACAACACTGTAAATGTGCTGAACTATTTCATCGATTGTATAATCTCCGCTATCAGATAATAAGATATTATCTGGATTCAAATATAAAGTATCTTTGTTTGTTGTTTGAGGATAAGCATGTGTAGCTTCAGCAAGTTCAACGTAAACACGATTAATATCGTGTTTAGTTCCTATCTTGAAATTTGAACACAATTCATCATCAACCGTTCCTTGTGAAGTGTTAGAATATTGAGCTATTTGTAAATTGCCTTGAGCATTAATGTAAGCATAGCCTCCATTAACTTCAGCAACATAACTTATAAAGTCTCTTTCTGTTATTTCACCGGAACCCCAGCTGATAACTTGATCTCCCATATATACCGAATTATTAACTAATGAAATACTATGAGCAGAACAAATCTGTTGCAATATTTGTATAACGGTCATATCTTCATAAGTTAATTTCTTATTAAATTGGACCATCATATCAGTTAATACCAGCTTAGTATGGTTATCATTTTCGTTATCAACTGAGTCAACTAATAAAGTAGCATATATATTATTACCGTTATATATCTTTACTGAGCTTGGAATAGAGTTTCTTTTTGTTACACTTAATTCAAATTGTCTACATACTGTTACACCAGCTTTAAAATTGTTTTGAAACGAGACAGCGTTTTGATTCAACGATCTTATTTCATCACCGTCTAATTCAACGTTATCTAATAATACTCTAAGCATTATCTTTCACTTTCTACAAAATTAAAGTTTACATACCACGCTAAGCCATCTCCACTTTTATTGATTCTGGCACTAACGTTAATTTTGCTAATGTAACCAACTAATTCAGCATATCCGTTCGTAGACATGATCGGAGATACCACTTTAATATAAACTGGATGCACATTTTCAAATTTGTGTATGAAAGCTGCAGCATCCTCTTCGGATTTTAAAGTGAACTCAAATTTTATTTTTTGCCACTTGAATCCTAAGATTGTTCTTATTGTATTTCCAGTAACTGGAGATGTATAAGAATCTAAATCTTTATCTTCTCCATCTATAGACAATCCAGATGGAGAGATCATGTTTTGATATGTTCCAGAACTTGATGTTTTTAATTGCCATATCATACTACTGAACCTCCAACCAATCTGTTAGTTTGGTTAATATATTCAACCGCACTTCTTCCAATATCTTTCTTTGTGATTCCAGTAGGTTTGTTTCTAACAACAGTGATTAATTCTCTTAATAGATCTTCAACTTCACTATTATCTCCTATAGAATCAGCTACTTTGTTAATCCAGTCATTATTATTTTCTAGAGGAACAATTGCTTCTTTTCCTTGTTCACCAATCATAGCAAGTGTTGGATCATCAACTATTCCACCTTTTGCAAGTTGCGGAATAGAATTTAATCTAAACAATTGAACATCAAAAGATGGTATTACTTGCTTGCCTAGTATATTAAGTCCAGAATAGCTGAAATGAGCTTTGCTATTGATCCATGAAATAACTTTATTAATTGGATTTATTAAATAAGTATTAATTATTGATTTAACCTTATTAGATACTGTTGTTTTAACATTTTCAAAGAAATTACTAACATTCGTTTTAATTGTGTTAAACATACCAGATACAGTTGATTTAATATTGTTAATAATATTACTAACTGTAGATTTTATACTGCTGATCTTTTCACCGACATTAGAAACAAATGTAGCTATGCTGTTTTTTACATCCGTTATTTTTTGTTTAACATTAGATACAAGATTAGAAATTCCTTCTTTTATCTCGTTAAATTTATTTTTAATGGCTGTAACAGCATTAGATATCCATGTTGTGATCTTTTTCCATGTATCATCAACAAAGTTTCTAAAATCTTCATTAGTGTTATACAAAGTAACAAGTGCAGCTATTACACCAGCTATTACAGAAATAATTGCTACAACTGGATTAGCTGCAACAATACCCCACAATAGTTTAACTTTATCAATTACACCAGTTATTACTGGTATTAAATTTAAAGCAGCAAAATAGCCTTGCCACGCAAGTACAGTTGTTCCTATGCCTACAAGAATAGATAAAATTACATCACTATGTTCTTCAACGAAGTCAACAATTGGTTTTACATATTGATCGTATAATGTACTGACAATGTTAATGATGTTTCTTATCTTGTTAGCAATAGATTCAGCTCTCTCTTCTACTTCTCCACTAATTCCTAGATCATACTCTGTAGCTTCAAACCCTCCAAAACCAGCTGATACTGAAGCTGATTCTTCATCAGATTTAGATGAAATAACATTTAATTCATCAAAGCCAGATAATTGTCTTTTTAATTTTTTAGCGCTTTCGTTGGCGTCATCTAAGCCATCGGTAATAGACATGACTCCACTTCCAGCGGTATTCGCAACAGCTTCGATTCCGAATATTTCGGATATTACAATATTGACTGCCTTAATAACCGAATTAGCATAGCTTAAAGCTTTTGCTAATGGTCCAACTAAAACAGATCCTATTGTTGTTTCCAACTGTGTGAAATTATTTTTAAGCATCGTTACTTGAGAAGTAAGTCCGCTTAATTCTCTAACTGCACTTCCTTGAGCTGCACCAGTTTGAATCAAAATAGCTTCATATCTAGCTAAAACCTTCTGTTGTTCAGTAAGTTCTTCACCAGCTTTTGCTATTCCTTTTGAATAAGCTATTTGTTTTATCGTTGAATCATCTAAAACAATACCCCATTCTTTAAGTCCTCTAGTTTGACCAACTAGAGCTGATTGAAGCTTATTATAAGCTTCTTCTGATGATACGTTATAGAAATGCGATAGATCTTCAGATAATCCAGCTATACTTTTTGCTAATGTCTTAGAATTATTTTCTCCTAATCCAATTGCATAAGCCATTGAATATATATAGGCTGTTTCTCTTTGCAATTGTACGATGCTAACTCCTAATGTAGCATTAACATTCTCGATCCATTCTTCCATTTCTTCAGAAGATTGACCAAACACGGAAGTAAACATTCCAACAGTTTCTTGAGCTTCCATTCCTAATTTCGTACAAGCCACAGTTAATTTAGTAATTGCCGCAATAGCAACACTAGCTTTAATAGCTGTGAACGCTTTTGATAATGCATTGCCAGACGAAGTTCCTTTTAATGTTAATGTATCTATTCTTTTGTTAGCAGAATTGATGGCCTTCTCAAGGCCATCGGTTTTGGCAGATATTATGACTTCAAGTTCTTCAAGTGTTAATGCCATTGACCTTTCCTCCTAATGCCATCGTAATTTCCATAGCTCTGCGTTCCATATCGTCATCAGACATATCCTCAACTTTTTCTTGATATGAGAAAGGTTTTTCTGGATATTTCTTTGGATCATGAAATGCAATAGCTATATATCTACCTAATGCATGATTAATTGCATCAGATGCTTTTAATTCTTCTTCAATCTTTCGGTTAAATACTTTAATATGCTTTTCGTATTGTTTACGATTCATATTCCAATAATCATTTAGAGATAATCCGATATAGATTGCATCCTCTTCATGATCTCTCCACATATCACCGAAAAACTGTTCACTTACATTTTCTCTTTGGCTTTCTCTATCACTTCTGTAGCTGACGCACGAATCTCCTTCATGTCCAGCTGACGTGATAAAAAACCACCATCCACTAAAGCCTCCATGATATCAAACACTAATTCATCTGTATCGTGTTCTGGATCCGCTAGATATTCATCTATCTTAGTCATAGCTTCGTTTTTGGTGCATCCTAAACGATCTCCATTAACTAAGCCTTTTTCAATGAATAACGCTAACGAACTAACTGATGTATCACCAATACATCTTTGAATAGGCATACCTTTTGCTTTTTCAATTTCATCGATTTTAGTAGCTGTAAATTTAAATTGTAAGTTCATTTAATCTCTCCTCTATTTCTTAATTAAAAAAATAAAGGGACCATTAATGATCCCTTTATGCAGCATCAAATACTGGCATACCGCTGATTCTTAATGTGCCTTCCCATTCAAGTTGGCCATCAACCTCAGCAGCTGCAGTTTTAAACGCTTTAACATATGCATCAAATTCCCATGTTGCACCAGATGGATATGTTACAATCCATGATCTAGTTGCACCAGAGTTTAATAATGCAATCATTTTTTCGATTTGTGTTTCATCAGCGGCAGCTTTCATCTTGCCTTTGATTGGACAATCACCAGCTGTTAATTGACCAGCTTCATATTCCTTAGCTCCATTAGGTGAATCTAATGTTGTAACATCGATTTCATCTCGTTCAGCGCCGATTTCACCGATAGAAGTTAAGTGTCCTAACACAGTATCAGCTTGTTCAGAGCCAGTTTTAACTAATGTTAAACTTGTTCCCATTGCTAATGCAGACATATTAATTCCTCCTATATAATTTTTTCGAATCTAGTAGTCATATGAAGTACCTTGTTGTCGATGTTTGGTACATCATTACTAAATGTCAGTTTATAAAAAATAGTACGCAGTTTACTTTCAACATCTTTAAGCATTTGCGTAAGTGTTTCAGAATCTTCCGCCCATAGATCAACTATAGCTTCGATTCTTTGCGATGCGATCTCATTGTCTAATGTGTAGTTGATTTCATTGTCGGCTACATAAAAAGTTATCAACGGAAATGATGTAAATTCAGCATTAGAATTTTGCATAACATCGTATGATAACTCACTTAATTTGTCTTGCAAATCGACTTTTGGTGAATACATTATATCTGTCATCTAATTGCCTCCTTAATCAAGTCCTTAACACTTTCAGAAATAATAGATTCTACTTTAGATCTATTTCTATCTAAAGCTGGATACATAAATGGCTGTGCTTTCTGGCCATGTGTCCAAATAGTTTCTCCAGTTATAGGATCCACGAACGCCCATCCGTCTTGTCTGTACTGTAACTGAAGACCATTAATGGTATATGGATATGTCCCTTGTCCCTTTGTTCCAGTTCCAAATTCAACAAACGCAGCATATTCGCATTGTGTAGAAACTATTCCTTTTACTTCATGTTCAGATTTCTCAATCTTAGGATGTATTGATTCTCTTAATGCACCAGTATCAACTGGACATAGAGCTTTAGCTTGACCTTCAACCAATAGCGTAGCTTTGTTAACAGCTTGTTCAACCTTTAACATTGCTAACGCACTTAGTTTTTGCTTTAATCTATCAGCATTTAATACAGTAATACTACTTGCCATATTTAGATGCAACAATCAGATTATGTGTATCACATATGATGACATCTGTAACAACATAATCTATGTTGCCATAGCAGATAACATCATTTAGATCCACAGTATCATCTGTTGTAATTGTTAGATCAAAGTCATTCTTAAGGCCATATTGCTCAACAACAACCTTACGATTACCGAATTGCACATTTCCTTTAAATGTTCTTGTTACAGATCCTAATGTTTTCTTTCTTTGCCCTTCAGCACTTGTTGTTACAGTTACTTGTTTAACTCCAACCTCTTTATCGTAGAAAACATCAGCTATCTGTTTCTTGAAATTACTTGGAAATAACATTTATTCTCCTATAACGAGCTAGAATACCAGCAAATCCACTGAACAATTCATTATCAGTGGAATTTGCTAGATAATTCTTGATTTCGTTTGAATAAGAAACGGATTGGCCATTATCAGATATGCTATTTACAGCTAAATCAGTTCCAGAATTGTTAAGATTAGTCTTATATTTGTTGAAAATACCAGATACAACATCTGATATGATCTTTTCAAACTTTTCGTCTAGATCTTTATGATTCAAGAACAATAAAGCTCTATCTATAACAGATTCAACAGCATATTCCAATAGATCTTCATCAGCTTCAACGATAGATTTGTTAATTTTCTTAACGTTTAACATAATGCGATCTATTTGCTCTTCGTTATAAGCCATAATAATACCTCCTATTTCTCTTTAGACTCTTTTCCTTTAGTGTCCTTTTTTGATAACTTTGTATATTTAGGTGAATCATCAACCGGTCTATAAATTTCTGGATGTGAATCATATTGTTTAAATAGATCCTCATTAGAAACGTACTCCTTTAGACCGGTTTTTATGTTTAGATAAGTTTTTGACATAACAGCCTCCTACTATTCAGCTGCAGTTAATGCGATAGTAACTGTTTGACCTTTTGAGTCTTTTAATACAACTGAATAAGAACCAGCAGTTAAGCCAGTCTCAGCTTCAAATGTTACTTTGCTATTGTCATCAGCAATAGTAGCAACTAATTTACCAGCAGCAGCTTCTGGAACAGTTGCAGTAACTGCACCGATTGCATGTGATAAACCGATTTCAACTGGATCACCAGCAATTTCGATGTTTTCTGATGTTTTTGCAGCAGCAAAAGCATTTAATACAAACATCTTGATTAAATCTGGCATAACAGCTTCTGTACCTCTAGAATAGAATAATTCTAAAGCGTAATCATTGCTTAGTGGAATCTTATCTAAGCCATAAGTGTCTGATAGAACTAATTGTCCAGCAGCACCATCAATTGAACAAATTGCATCAACAGTTTGTCTGAAGTTTGGATAGATTTTTACTCTATGGAATACTTCATCGTTAACACCGTTGATTGGATTTGGAATTGAATCAATATAGTTTTCTAGATCTCCATAAATTTTTGGAGTAACTGTTAAAACTAATAATTCACGATCAACACCATCAACCCATTCGTTAACAGTTGTTTCAACAGATTGGATTAATTCTTCCAATTTGTCTTGGATCTTAGTTCCAGCAACTGATACTAAAGTACCAGCATTTTCCATTACACCGAAGAATGTTCTATCTAGATCAGCAGCCATTCTTAGTACATGGTTCTTTTGTCTTTGTTCAGCAATTTGATCAGCTGAATGTAGATCTAAGTCTTTCTTAGCTACTTCTTCAACGATTTCCTTGTCAACATTAACTTTGATAGTAACTTTACCAGAGTTCTTTAGTTTGTTGCCAGCACCAGCAGTTCTTGCAGTTCCTAAAGGATTAACCTTAGCATTTGCAAATCTGTTGATTTCTACTGAACCACTAATTGGATCTCCAGAATAGTTTTTGTTTTTTAATTTTTCTGATAATGCAGCTTTTTGAACTGCTTCGATAGTCTTACCATAAACTTCAGCAAGTTTATCTACGACTTCATCTGTTAAATATATGCTACGAGCATCTTGTCTTGACATTTTATATTCCTCCTATTAATTAAAATGCTTTATAAGATTTGTAATCTTTCTTTGTGTCTGTAGAAGATGATGAATCTCCTCCAAAATCTTTAGGTGGAGTACCTTTTAACTTATCTGTTACACCTTTTTCAACCGCCTTCGCGTATTCCTTAGCAAACTTATCGATTTTAATTGATTGTTTTTCTGCGTCTACATCGACCACATAATCAACAAATTCTGTAGGAACACCTTTTTCAGATAAAGCTGTTGCAGCTTCTAGCTTGCGCTCTCTCATAGTGATTTGAGATTCACGATCTGCTAATTCCTTTTCGCGTTTTGCTTTAGCTTCTTTGTCTTTCTCTTCTTGAGTTAACTTTGCTTGACGATCATATTCAGCCATCGCATTAGCAACAGCGTCTTTGATTGCCTTTTCTGACTTAGCTTTTTCTTCAGCTCTTACTTTAGAAGCAAGCTTGTCCATGTCTTCTTGATTGAAAGACTTAGAATCTTTGTTTTCACCAGCATTGTTTCCGCCTTCATTTGTTTGTGTTGCTGTACCACCAACATTAGCGTTGTTTTTGTTATCTTCCATTAGATAACCTCCTTCTTAACCGTTTAAGGCTCGTCAGCCATAAAAAAAGCACGCATATAGCGTGCATATTAGTTTCTTTAATGTCTAACTATAAAGACATATTTTAAGCGGATAGCCGCTTTAAAATCGTTTAAAAAGAAATAAGCAATATAAAAGCCACCATTTTAGGTGGCTATTTTAATAATTTTGCAAACGAACAATTAAACGTTGCTGTTTGTCATTGCTAATCTCCCATATTCTCTTTCGATTCTTTTAGAAATTTTTAAACTGTTTTCTTTGAATGCTTCCAACAATTCCTTTTTTTCCTCGTTAGAGACTTTTTTGGCAGTTTTGAAAAGAATATTTGAAGATTCAACATCTGACATATTTTCATTAAATAATGATGCAAATTTATTCATTTATATTCCCTCCTTTTATTGTCCAACCATAGTGTCGAGAAACACGAAACATTGTTTCTCTTATTAAGTAGTAAGAATTCTCTGTTTCATTCATTTCTAAATCCGGATTCATAACGATCTCACTACCAATTTCATTGTAAATTTTGTTGACAGTTATGTCAAATTCATCATAGTCATCTGGTCTATAACCATCTCCAATCTCAATTTCAAATATATCTCCATTTATAGTGAT